TCTGGCAATGTTGGAATCGGCACAGCTTCCCCAGCATCTACATCCATCCTTGAACTCTCCTCAACAACAAAAGGATTTCTACCACCCCGTTTATCAACAACTCAGCGTGATGCTATTACTACTCCCGCTGATGGGTTAGTGGTTTATAATTCAACTCAAACAAATCTTAATTCCTATAATACAACATTATCAGCATGGGAAAACATTCTAGATTCAAATACAATTACCAATGTTGTAACAATAACACAAGCAGCATATAATGCTCTTGGATCTCCATCAGCATCTACTCTTTATATAATTACTGATGCTTCTACTGTTGGAGGTAATATTGGACAATATGTAACGGTTTCAGGAAATTATACAATTACTATAACAGATTATACAGTAAATAGTATAGCAACAATAGCAACCAATATAACATTACCAACAGCATCTGGATCTGCTGGATATATCTTTAACATTAAGAACTCTGGAACAAACACAGTAACAGTATCGGCAGTTGGGGCAGATCTTATAGATGGAAGTGCTACAATGACTATTGGAACAAGGTATAATTCGATGTCAATTCAGAGTGTTAGTACAGGTTGGATAATAATTTAATAACATATGGCTACAGCATTATATCTTGGAAGTACTCCTTTAGGAAAAGTTGGTATTTCTCCAGCTTATGGAAGACCCATTCCCACTAATTCCCCTTGGGTTCGTTCACCATTATGGATGGCTCTACCAACTCTATCATCATCAGATCAAAAAGTTGTGGGTCTTTATGGTGTATCAAATGATGATTCTAATTATGTTGCTCTTCGTGCCACTGTATCAGCCGGAACCTATACGGTTGACTGGGGGGACGGCACGATTGTTACAGGTATAACAAGCAATACAACAGCAAATCATCAATATGTTTATGCCAATATAACTGATACAGCAAAGTCTTCAACAACATTAACGAATGCTGGTCATAGACAATGTATTGTAACAATAACACCAGATACAGCAAATCTTACAGTTATTAACTTCAATATCATTAATACAAGAACTGGTTTGATTGCCGCTTCTAATGTAAATTGGTTGGATATTAATATAAATGGCACTAGTATAACTGGTATTACTATTGGGGGAGCTAATATAACTCAGGCATTTTTAGAGAGAGTTAATATAGGAACAACGGGGACTATTACAGCAATGAATAATATGTTTCTGAACTGTATATCATTGCAGTACATTAACCTTTTTAATACAGCATCTGCTACGGCAATGAATAGTATGTTTCAGAGTTGCTATTCATTACAATCGGTCCCACTTTTCAATACAGGATCTGTTACTAATATGAATAGTATGTTTAATATGTGTTATTCATTACAATCGGTCCCACTCTTCAATACAGGATCTGTTACTAATATGGCTGGTATGTTTAACAGTTGTTATGAATTAGTAACAGTTCCATTATTTGACACATCCAAAGTTAATGTTTCAATGGGCAATATGTTTTATGGTTGTTATTCATTACAATCTGTGCCATTATTTAATACTATATTATGTCCTATTATGACTAGTATGTTTCAATCATGCCAATCATTAAGAACCGTTCCCCTATTTGATACACGGGCTTGCACTATTATGAATCAAATGTTTTATACATGTACTGCATTACAATCAGTTCCTCTATTTAATACTTCATTGGTTACTAATATGAATCAAATGTTTACAAATTGTAATTCATTACAAACAGTCCCATTATTTGATACACATTTAGTTACTAATATGTCTGGAATGTTTTTTAACTGTAGTTCATTGCTGACATTTCCTTTATGGAATACTATTGCTGTCACATTAGCATATCAGATATTCGCAAACTGTACCTCTTTGCAATCAGTACCAGCTTTAAATGTTTCTGCTGTTACTGATTTTACCACAACTTCCAATGCATTTCTTACGTGCCGTTCTCTGGCATCGGCTCCTCTATCTGGAACCAAAGCTACAATATCATTTGCCTCTTGTAAATTAGCACGAACTGCTCTTGTAGATATATTCAATGGGCTAGCCACAATTGGGGGGCAGACAATAACAATCACAGGTAATCATGGGGTTGCTGATCTTACAGCAGGAGATAGACTTATAGCAACCAATAAGGGGTGGACCATTGTAGGATAATATTATGAAAGGCTTTTACAAAAACGACAACAATAATAATCTTCTATATGCTCAGAACTTTGTATGCTCACCAACTTTTGAGATTTTTGCTGATCAAAAGGATAAGTATCAATATCCAGTAGAAGGATGGTATTGGTTTGAGACAGACACTGAAGCATATACATTTTTTAATATAACACCCCCAACAATAACAATAGATAAATAAATTATATGTCATACTTTAATAATGTTAATATTCTAACGAACATGCCAGATACTCAGGTATCTCAGAATATTACAACAAATGATGGATCTGCTACTAGTTACGTAGCAATAACTCTAGCTGGTCATAAATCTTGTTCTGCTACCGTATCAGGTACTTGGACAGGAACTATGATTGTGGAGTCATCCACTGATGGCGGAACTACATGGGTTACTAGCTGGTTGCAATCTATTACTCCTACATTAGCTTCATCTATTTTATCTCCTGTTAATTACTTTACTACAAATGGAGCTTATTCTTTCTTCTTGGTTGCTGGTATTACTGGTTATCGTGTAAGGGCGGTTGCTACCGCTGGCGGTGTATCAACTCCTTGGACTGGAACCGCTACTGTTAAATTAACTGCAACAGAAGTAGTTGGACCCAGCTTTACTGCGACAAGTATTGTACAAAATATCCTTTCCGATCCATTAAATACCTATACGGGTACTTTGGCTGCGGGGGCATCTTATATTGGAACTGCGTCAAGCACACTGGGTATTGCAGGCATTCAGATGACATTTAAAGCAGACCAAAACTGCACTATCACGATAGATCAAGCGGGTTTACCAATTGCAAGTACAGGGACCGTACAAACAGCAGGCACAACAGCTTTAGTTGGAACTAGCACTAAGTTTACACGGGATTTTATTATTGGAGACCAAATATTTGTAACATCTGAAACTGCTCGCACAATTAACTCTATTACAGATGATACACATTTAACAGTTAGTGCTGCTTTTACAACAACTGCATCGGGAACAGCGTTTACACAATATTATTGGGATATTCATGATAGCACTAATTATAATCCTATTATAGATAACTTTGGACAAACATTTCAAGCAGTTGGCCTATTCTTTAGAGTACGGCTTACTAATATTAGCCCGACAACTGCGACATCATATACAAGAATGAGTATTGCGCTATGTCCTATTGTAGAGGCAGTACCCCGAGCATTGTCAGATGCTGGCAATCTTAAGACTGCCGTATATGAAATTGCAGACGGATCTGGTAATACTGTTGGAATAACCCCTCATCATACTCTAAGAACAAGTCAAACATTTAAATTAGCTGGTCAGAAATTTGGAGCCGCTGTAGATACAAACTTTTGGACACTAACTTCCAATGGCACTGGTTCAGGTAATGCAGTATCAAATGGAATAAATACATTATCATCAGGAACAGCAACTGCTGGTTATTCCCAAACCCTATCAGTTCGAAATGCAAGATACGCAGGAGGTATTCCAAATCTTTATAGAGGACAACACAGAGTACCAACTTTGGCAGTAGCTTTAAATACAAGACGATTTGGAGCATTCACCGTAGCAACTCGGGTTCCTCAAGATGGATTTTACTTTGAAATAACCCCTGCTGGTGCATTATCTGTAAACTGTGTACGTGATACAATAGTTCAGAGTGTGTCATCTGGTAACTTTAATGGACTGTTAAATTTCTTTACTCTTGATACAAATGGACATGTTTATGAAATAGTGTATGCCTTTGCTCAAGTAGATTTTCTTATTAATGGGAAAGTAGTTCATATATTTACACCGACGACAGCTCCTTTGACATCCGATATGGATTTACCTATTGTAACTCAATCTATAAATGGGGCATCAGGAGTAACATCGGGTGTTCTTGAAAATTGGTTCTGTGGTATTAGTAGATTGGGAGAAGAAGCATCTTCACCAAAATGGTTCTATAACCTTGGTGTTAATACTGGGGTACAATTAAAACTTGGATCGGGAAGACTTCGAGGAGTTACTATTAATACTATTGCCAATGGTGGTATTGTTAGATTGTACGATGGAACATCTGCTGCAAATCCAATAGCCCTTATAAAACCAACAACAGCAAATGGTGGATTCTACCAATATGATTTGGACTTCTATACTGGATTGTGGTTGGTTACTGTAGATAATGCCACAGACATTACAGTGATTTATGAATGAGATAGATATATAATATATGGGAAAAGTTGCATTTTTAGCTTTGACATATGGAGATTTTGTTCATCCTATAATGCAGGATTTCTTTGGAACTGATTCAGATTCCTATAATCTGTATATCCACAATAAGATTGATTGTAATATATTTAGACAATTCTGTATTCCTAACAGAATTAATACTGCATGGGGTCATCACTCATTGGTAACAGCAACTATTAATCTAATGAAGGAAGCTCTTCTTGATGAAGATAATACACATTTTATTCTTATATCAGATTCACATGCTCCATTATATAATATGGAAACTATGTGTAAAAAAATAAAAGAGAACTATCCGATTCTATCATTTACTAAATTTCCTCCTAACTCGGGTGCTAGCATAGAAGTCAGATTTAAATATGGCCTATTATTTAATAGTGGTAAATTTCGTCTCAGAAATGCATGTAAGGTCCATCAATGGTTTGTATGTACGAGGCCCGATGTTGAACTTTTTGTGAGAGTATTCCGTGAAAATGAAAGGTTTTTTGTTAAGGCACGTAATACCTATACCGATGAATTTTACTTTCATCTCATTGCTAATACATATGAACAACCGTTTCAGTTTTCAAATAACTGTAGCGTTGAATGGTTTAAGGAAACATTACCTATAACACAACAACTATTAGGATGTAGAGAAACTCCTTATACATATGAATCAATTGATACTAATACAATTGATGATATGAGAGCTAACGGTAATGTTTTTTGTAGAAAGGTATATGCGCAAACGCAATTACCATTCAATTATGTATTCAATGATTAATGGGTGGTAAGTATAACTTCAGCTAATTCAGCTTTTGTTAGATGTAATTTTGCTTTATTTGCAGAGAAAAATACTTTGTCACCTTCAGTTTTATAAATGGTAATATAATCAACAATTCCAATATTCATTGATGCTAGAAGTTCCTGAAAGGCCGATTTGATGTAGATACGTTCATTGTCCATATAATTATTTATGGGTGTATAAATATAGAGTATAGATTATAATTTTTCATAATATGAGCACATATCTTAATTTAGGAACAAATCCAGATGAATTTCATCCACTTCCAACTGATGTACAAGCAGCACAGATTCGAACAAATTTAAAACTTGGTTCTGCTTCATTACTTACTGGAACAGTTTCAGGTTCAAATCCTAATACGAGTATACGGCTTGGTGATGGTACTAATTTCGTTGATATAACTGGTTCTGGATCATCTGCGGCAAGGCTAACAACTCCTCGTACATTTACACTTTCTGGTATATTGACGTCAACGCCCGTTTATTTTGATGGATCATCTAATGTTACAATGCCGGTCATATCTATTTCTGATAATGCTATTACACAAGGGAAGATATTAGACGGGTCTGTATCATCTAATAAATTATCAACTGGACATCCTAGTTGGGATTCATCTGGTAATATTACATTAGACGGAAGTTCTATTACTTTATTTTCATCTGCATCAACTATTTCTCGCGCCATTGGGGTCAATTCCGATCTTATAATTAATAATACAGGATCAGGTAATATTAAATTTCAAACAAATGGTAGTAATGATAGATTTGTAATTAATGGTTCGGGTAATATTGGCATAGGTGTTTCTATTCCTACATCACCCTTACATATAGCAACAGCTACTCCAGGAACTTCTGCTATTTCAATTAATGCATCAACAACCGTAAATAAGAGAGCTGCAATACAACTTGGCAATTGGAATATTCGACAAGATGTATCATTAAATAATACATTTGATTTTTCAATTTTTGATACAGGATCACCAAATACTTCAAGATTTTATATTGGAACTGATGGTAAGGTCGGTATCGGAACTATATCACCTAGTACTACATTAACAGTAGTTGGTGATGTTACGGCAACTACATTTATTGGAGCTCTAACAGGAAGTGCTTCCGGTAATATTGTTAAGGGCTGTTCTGGGCCATTAATTATTGGATCAGGTACTGGTAACGGTGCTGGTGATATGACTCTTATTGCTAATGGCACATCATATGGAACTACATGGCCTATTAGTATATCGGGTGATGTTAATAATGGAACAATTACACCTGCAAAATTATCAGCAGGGCATCCAACATGGGATGGAGGTGGTAATCTATCTGCAACTGGCGATATTATTGCATATTCTTCATCTGATAAAAAGTTTAAAGATAATATTGTTAACATAACAAATCCTTTAGAGAAATTACTACAAATTAATGGTGTTACCTTTGATTGGAATGATAAACAAAGTACCCATATCGGTCATGATATTGGGGTTATTGCTCAAGAGGTAGAAGCTGTATTGCCTGAGATTGTTACTACACGTGAAGATGGATCTAAGGCTGTTAAGTATGATAAGATAGTTGCTTTATTAATTGAATGTATTAAAGAACTTAAGTGTGAAATTGAAGAATTAAAAACACAAGTTAAATAATGTCACTAACTCTCCAGCCTGCATCAGTTACTATAATTGGCGGTAATAATACAACTCTTAGTGCTCAAACTTTATTAAATTCCACCTGGAAATGGTATCAAGGTACTTCTGGTGACACATCTAATATTGTATCTAAACAGGGCTTTAAGACGAGTTCTAGTTTTACCACTCCCATTTTATATACTACTACTAACTATTGGGTTCTGGCTACGGGTTTCGGTTCAGTAAATTCTGATACAGCTACAGTAACAGTAATTCCTCTTTTAACAGTCACCGGATTATTACCGATTATTATTATTACTACGGGCTCTACTGTTACACTTAGTGTTACTGCAGCGGGCGGTAATAACTCATTTACATATCAATGGTATCAAGGGGATATTAATGTAATTACATCTCCAGTTGGTACTAACTCACCAAGTTTTACTACTCCAACGTTAACTGGTGATACACTCTATTGGGTAAAAGTAACAGATACGAGTGGCCAAACAGCTATTGCATCAACTTCATTACAGATTCATCTACCCTCATCAGGAATAATATCATTAGGTAATATAGCCGATACATTTATTGTTCCGAATGTAACAAAATCTAATATTCATTTATCATCATTTTATAGACGAGGTAGTTTGGTAGTTAATTCACCTTCAAATGTAAGTGTTCCTACTTCTGGGCGAATATCATTAAGTAATTTTTGGGGATCTCTTAAATAATTCATTATTTGTTTATATTATCCTTGAAAAGGCAATTATAGATGTTACTCTTGGTGCTTATACATATAGCAAAGCTTATATAGCTATTATCGGTACTTCAAATAACTATACCATAAATATTGCATAATTTTATAAATATAAACAATGGAACATCCAACTACTCTAATACAAAAATTTATAGAATCTGGTTGGGTTATCCCATTAATTGGAGCAGGCGGTATGGTAGCCCGAATATTATCGGCAGATACTACATTTACTCTAAAGCAGCAAACTAAGAAAATTGTAACTGCTGCAACTGCTTCAACAATTACGTGGTTTGTTCTTGAGCAAACTGATATGACATCCTTATATAAAGCAGTTATATATGGTGTTATCGGAGTAATTTCCCCTGAGATTATTTCGGGCCTTATTAAATTGGCAAATAAATTTGAGAAATATCCTCAAAGGTTTTTCTCTGGTAGATTCCATTAATTATGAATAAACAAGTTTTAGTATTTTTATTAGCACTTATTTTTAGTATCTTTACTTTTGAAGGCTATAGGAATGTTGTTATTACCGATAATAATATTACATTAGAATTACATAAAACTTATGATTTAACCCATGAACTTGGTTTATGCTATGTTTGGTATGATATAGAAATAAGTAATATTCTTAATAAGTATATTGAAAATCCAAAGGATAAAGATAATATAATTGCATTAATTACCGCTGGAAAGAATTCATGTCATTCCCACCTTTATTCTTATGTAAAAACATCTAAAACGTATGAAGCTGATCACCTTGATTTACTTCATAAACAAGATGCAGATATTGATTTATTCATTGATGATATTATACTTAATATAAATGCAAATAATATTAAAGAGGTTAAGGAGAAAATACCTCAGGTATATAATATAACCCGCCCAATATTATATACAATAAATTATACAATTGCAACTCGATCCCGATTTATTGATTCTCTAAATGAAAATATTCAAGAAGATAATAAACACATTAAAGATTATTTACTAAATACCTTTATTATGTCATTTGTTCTCTTTATGGCTTCTATGATGAAACTTAGTCAAGATAAACCAATTCATTCTCATAAAAATACTATAAATACTACTATATGAACTCATACATTAAAAGCGTTCTTCGCAATATTAATTCTGCCCTGCGGTATGAATACGTTACCTATGCTAATGGGGAATATGTTCCAGGAAATGATATAACAGCTGATACCGTCTATGAAGGTCTTCAACTATCACCATTTAAGGGCCTTCATATTTCCGTTGCTGGAAATGTAGCAATTCGTGGAGTTGATGATGTAGTTGTTATTCTTACACTTCCTGCAGGATGCTGGCCTTACGGAGGAACTGGAATTGTTGAAGACGGAACAACGTCAACTGGAATCATAGCTTTATTCTAATATGCTAAATCTTGGATTATCATTGGGAATAGGGTATGAGCATACTGGATATGCTCAAGGAGAAGTCGTATCTCCTATGGTAATGATTTGGTTTAATGGAGTTCCTCTACTATTCAATGGTGATTATATTACATATCTGTAACACAAAGTATGAGCATTAATCTCAATAGTACAGTTCCAATAAAAACACCAACAGCATCTCAAAGTGCTCAGTTCCAGAGGTCGCTTGGTGTAGTTCCGTCACCTATTGCTATTGCGCAAACTCCCGGTAATATTACCATTGTTGGATCGACACCATATAGAAGTGGTGCATTTTTATACGCAGATGATTCGTCGGCTGTTACTGTAGTAGATTCGAATAGTGCAGGTAATTGTATTTTTGATCTTCATTCATTATCAAATCTTCAAAGTTGTAGTATTGCATATAATACATTAACAGCTCTTGATGTAGCTGCAAATACTTCATTATCAACATTATATTGTAACAGTAATTCATTAACAACTCTTGATATATCTGGATGTACTTCATTATCAACGTTGGCTTGTTATTATAATGCATTAACAACTCTTGATGTATCCACCAATACAGCATTAACTCATTTAGTCTGTTTTGGTAATGTATTAACAGCTCTTGATGTATCTGCAAATACTTCATTAACATCATTATATTGTAATGGTAATGAATTAACAACTCTTGATGTATCCGCTAATACTGCATTAAATTCACTAGCTTGTTATAATAATTCATTAACAACTCTTAATGTATCAGGTTGTGCTTCATTAACTACATTACTTTGTTATAATAATCCATTAACATTCCTCGATGTATATGGTCTTTCTTTATTATCATATATTGATGCATCATATTGTACTTCATTAACATCCATAAATTCTAATTATTGTAGTTCATTATCTTATTTAAATGTTATGGGATGTACTGACTTAACATCACTTGATGCATCTGGATATCCTTTATTGGATACACTTAATGTTCTTGGTTGTACTTCATTAACATCATTATATTGTAATTCTTCTGCTTTGACATTTATTGATGTATCTACTTGTACTTCATTATCAACATTATATTGTTCTCATAATCCATTAGTTACATATACATTTGATATATCTGCAAATACCGCCTTGACATCATTATATTGTAATACTTGTACATTGACAACTCTTAATGTATCTACAAATACAGCACTATTAATGATAAATTGTTCTAATAATACATTAGAAACTCTTGATACAACTAATAATACCAACTTACTACACCTATATTGCACTGATAATGTAATAACAACTCTTAATGTATCTACAAATACTGCCTTAATATCATTAGATTGCACCAATAATGCATTAACAAATACTGCGGTTGATAATATTATTAAAGATCTTAGCGGCCATGGAGTAGCTAGTCAACCTGCACGTCCTGCACGTCTTAACTTATCTGGAGCTGGCAATGCTACTCCTACTTTATCGGATCCTGATGTATCTGCTGCATTAACAAATCTAATAGATGTTCTTGGTTGGAATGTCACTGTAAACACATAATCTTTTATATATGAGCAACATAGATCTTGGAAATGCCCCAGTAGGAAGTGCACCGACTACTTCTCAGAAAAAAAATATTCGTAGAGCAACCAATATATGTGAGAATCCTATAGGTATTGGCGATATATCTGATCACTTTGATCCAGCATTATTCAATATAATTCCGGGACAATTTGCCTTTGCTAAAAATATGGATGCAGTGACTGATCTAAGTGGTCTTTATTATAAGTCCGCATTTGGCAGAATTGATGTATCTGGGTGTACTTCATTATCAATATTAAATTGTTATTATAATGCATTAACATCTCTTGATGTATCTGGGTGTACTTCATTATCAATATTAAATTGTTATTATAATGCATTAACATCTCTTGATGTATCTACAAATACTTCATTATCAATATTAAATTGTGGTTATAATTCATTAACAGCTCTTGATGTATCTACAAATACTTCATTATCAATATTAAATTGTGGTTATAATTCATTAACAGCTCTTGATGTATCTACAAATACTTCATTATCAACATTATATTGTTTCAATAATTCATTAACAGCTCTTGATGTATCTACAAATACTTCATTATCAACGTTGGCTTGTTATTATAATGCATTAACAACTCTTGATGTATCTACAAATACTTCATTATCAATATTAAGGTGTAACAATAATTCATTAACAGCTCTTGATGTATCTACAAATACTTCATTATCAACATTATATTGTTATTATAATTCATTAACAGCTCTTGATGTATCTACAAATACTTCATTATCAATATTAAGGTGTAACAATAATTCATTAACATCTCTTGATGTATCTACAAATACTTCATTATCAACATTATATTGTTTCAATAATTCATTAACAGCTCTTGATGTATCTACAAATACTTCATTATCAACATTAAATTGTGGTTATAATTCATTAACATCTCTTGATGTATCTACAAATACTTCATTATCAATATTAAATTGTTATTATAATGCATTAACAGCTCTTGATGTATCTACAAATACTTCATTATCAATATTAAATTGTGGTTATAATTCATTAACAGCTCTTGCAGTTGATAAAATTATTAAAGATGTTAATGATCATGGAGTAGTTAATGGAGCCCTTATCTTACATGGAACTGGCAATGCAGCTCCTACATTATCAGATCCTACTGTATCTGCCGCATTGGCTAATCTTCAAAATGTTCTAGGGTGGCTTATCGTAACAAACTAATACTACCTTGATATATATTATAATATGAAAACTATTCATTTTGTTACTGGCCCACCTCGTTCTTGCTCGACTCTTCTTTGTAATCTTCTTGCACAGAATCCTAGATTTCATTCTACTGCATCCTCTGGTCTTGTTGATTTGATTTATCCAGCACGTAAAAACTTTTCGGATGGTGGTGAATTTCGCTCCATGAAAACCCAAGATGCTGAGAATATGTTTCTTGATTGGGCACGCGGTGGCATTCAAAATGCATTCAACTCGGCAACTAATCGTCCTATTGTCTTTGATAAAGGGCGCAGTTGGAATGGTTATCTAGATCTAGTTTTTCAGCTGTTTCCCGATGCAAAAGTTCTAGTTCCTGTGCGAGATATTCGTGGGGTGCTTTCCAGTATGGAGAAGATGCGGCGGGCTCATCCGGCATACTTTAATGCCGAGGAAAATCCTGCCACTCAGTTCACTACAATTGAACGCAGAGTACAGGCATGGTTGGCATCTCCAAAGGTCGGTATTGCCATAGAACGTCTATCAGAGACGGCATTACGCTTTAAGGATAAGGTTCATTTTGTTCATGCAGAAAAACTTACATCTAATCCTCAGAAGGAAATGGATGCCGTTCATACTTATCTTGGTGAAGAAGCTTTTACCTATAATCCAGGAAATGTTGAACAATATACTTCCGAATGGGATGGTCAATGGTGGCCCTATGGAGATCATACAATTCGTTCTACAATAGCACCTCTAAAACCAGACTGGAATGAAGTGCTAGGAAAACAACTATCAGAAGCAATTAACCAAAAATTTAGCTGGGTCAATGACCTATAACATATATGAGTAATATAGATCTAGGAAGCAAACCAAAAGCTGGAGGCACAAAACCCAACGAGCAACAGAAGAAGCAGATTGCAAAAGCGATTCAAGGATTCAAGACTCCCAATGTCTTTGGACCTATTGCTGCCAATGTTCCGTTAGGATTTGATATTATTTATGCTGGTGGTACCGAGGATGCTATTGCTGCATATGATACTCTTAAAAGTACTCGTACTGATTTTAGTCATCATGATTATTACTTACCAGGTATGGTAAATCTAAGCGGATATCCTCTTCTTGGTACTGTAACTTGTTACAATAATTTTATAGTAGATTTAAACCTTGATAATTGTCCATCTCTTATCAGTGTAGAGTGTGAAACTAATGCGATAAAGGTGCTAAGTATTGATAATTGCCCATCACTTGATACATTAAGTGTATATACAAATAATCTCACTGCCCTAGATACTTCAGGATCACCTAATCTGACAACACTTGGCACTTATGTCAACCGTATAGAAGGTACTCTTGATCTTACATTAAATCCTTTGGTAACAATTGCACCGTGTGGTCAGAATTACTATACTGATGTTAAGGTAAAGGATCATACTAATATTTATCAACTATGGGTCGGCAACAATAAACTAACATCATTGGATGTATCAGGATGTACTTCCTTAACTAATCTTTATTGTGGTTATGACACATATATAGATTATCCTACCAATACACTAGCTTCAATTAATCTATTTGGTTGTTCTAATCTTAGTCAGCTTCACGCATATGGAACTCCTATTACATCTATTGACTTTACTGGATGTGATTCTTTAGACTTTATTGGTCTTCAAGATTGTATAAATTTAAATGAGACCGGATTGGTGGTTCCGTTTCCTAATTCTGTAAGTCATTTAATCATTGCAAACTCAGACTTTACAACTCTTGATATATCTAATAATACTACATTAATTTACTTGAATTGTTATATCAATGCATTAACAGAAACTGCAGTTGATAATATCATAATTCATCTTAATGCAAATGGAAATTCGTACGGAGTTCTTACTTTATCTGGGGGAACTAATGCTGCACCATCGGCGGCTAGTGCTGCTGCATTGGCAAATCTGCAAGCATCCGTACTAAGTGGTGGTTTAGGCTGGACTGTAATAACAAATTAATATATAAATAACTAATATATGGCAACATTCATTCAACATCCATCTCCTCAAGGTGACTGGCAAGATGCAACGGGAAATAAATTTTTCCTTCTTGAAATCAAGGACGGAGCAAAAGTATATACCTCTAGTCCTGAGGTTACCGGTACAGATGAGGCATCTACTGCTACATCACTTAAACTTACAGCAGTACCGAATCCTGCATCTCCTAAGAAATTTGGATTAGGCTCTACTGGTATTAGGAAAATATCCGTACCTCGTTCAGTTACAGCTCGGCAACTTCGTTTGGCTCTTGTTGCCAAGGGAATTTCTCAAGATTCTATATCCTCTTCTATTGCTGCTATTCCTAATGCCATAGAAAAAGCGAATGCTCAAATTGAATGGGAATATGCAACGGTTTTTGAACGTGCATATCCTCTTATTGCTCAAATTGGAACAGCTTTAAATCTTAGTAGTGATCAGATTGATCAATTATTCATTGATGCCGTTAAATTATAAACACTTAGTGTTTAAATATTTATAAATAGTATTATATGGCACGACCAGGATCACGACAAGAACTTATTGATTACTGTCTTCGCTCTTTAGGAGCACCAGTTATTCAAATCAATATTGATGATGATCAACTTGAAGATCGTTTTGATGAAGCTCTTCAGTTTTATCAAGAGTATCATTCCGATGGTGTTGTGCGAACATTTGTTAAACATCAAGTAACTCAAGCAGATTATGATAATAATTATATAACTGTTCCTGATGATCTTCTATGTGTGTTTCGTGTTCTAAATATTAACTCCGGTGATGCGGCAGATATGTTTGGTGTTAAATACCAGATGTTTCTAAATGACCTATATGGTTTGCGTAATCCAGAATCTTTGGTTAACTATGAAATGACCAAGCAATATCTTGGTTTGATTGAAATGACATTAACTGGTATGTCCCAACAGATTGTATTTACTCGTCATATGGATCGTCTTGTGATTGCAGATGATTGGAAAAAATCACTTAAGATTGGACAGTATATTATTGTTGAAGGATATCAAACAATAAATCCTATTAATTATCCGCAAGTTTATAATGATATGATGCTCAAACGATACTTGACGGCATTAATCAAAAAAAACTGGGGGGAGAATCTCAAAAAGTACGACGGGGTAGTTCTTCCTGGAGGAGTTACTGTAAACGCAAGAGCTATCTATGATGATGCAGTAGCAGATATAGCAAAACTTGAAGAAGACTTTATGGATCGTTATTCCGCGCCGCCCGATTTTTTCGTCGGTTGAAACTTATTCTTTGTAAGACTGTTTATTATGAACATATAAATAATATATATGCCGCGAAATGTATTTTTTAATAATAGTGTTCAATCAGAACAAAATCTTTATGAAGATCTTGTTATTGAATCTATTGCTATTTACGGCCAAGACCTTTATTATATCCCCCGAACAATTATTGCTCGTGATTTAGTTCTTAATGAAGATGTTATTTCCAAGTTTGAAAATTCATTCAAGGTTGAAATGTATATTGAATCTGTTGACGGATTTGAAGGTGACGGTAAATTAGTTTCAAAGTTTGGTTTGGAAATTCGAGATCAGGTATCACTTTTGGTATCTCGTCGCAGATGGAATACATTAGTTGGCCGATATCTTCCCGATCAGTCTAATCGTCCACGTGAAGGTGATCTTATTTACTTTCCTATGGCATTCTCTCTTTTTGAGATTAAATTTGTTGAAGATAAGAAACCGTTCTATCAACTTGGTAAAATTCCAATATATAAACTAGTGTGTGAATTATTCGAATATTCTAATCAAGATATTTCAACAGGTGTTAATGAAGTTGATGATGTCCAACGAGTTCTGTCGGAAGTATATCGAGCATATATTACATTCCCAACATCAACTGTTCATAATATTGATGATATGCTAATTATTACATTACCATCTGGTATTACAGGAACAACAAAACTTCTTAATTATGAAAAGAATAATGAAGGTTTACTTGCAAGCTTTTCAACTATGTCATTTAATGATGGGCAATTTCATACAATTGTCGATGGAACTACTTTTGAAGGACCTACTGCAACATCAACTATAATACGTACTATTGGATTGGGTGATCCGGATATTATTCTATTTAAGAATGATGCATTTGCGCAGAATGCATCATTTGAGGCCGCAGCAGACCCGTTCCTATCATTCGATGAATCAAATCCATTTGGAGAATAACTATGTTTAATACACCATATTTCTATAATGGATCAATAAAAAAGGTTATTGCTATCTTTGGTAGTCTATTTAATGATATATCAATTGCAAAGGTTGTTGCTGGTAAATCAGAAGGTATTAGTAGAGTTCCCCTTATGTATGGTCCGCGCCAACGTTTCCTTGAACGTCTTCCTACAAATGAGCCAAATAAGATTACTCACGTTGCATTAAGAATGCCCCGTATGTCATTTGAAATTACCTCTATTGGATTTGATCCCACAGCAAAACTAAATCGGCTTAATACAAATATATGGCCCGTCGTTGGAACATCTACAACTTCCTTTGATAAGATATATCAAGCAGTTCCTTATAAAATAGGACTTCAATTATCAATTATATCGCATCACCAAGATGATGCTCTTCAGATATTTGAACAAATAATTCCGTATTTTAATCCTGAATATACTGTTACTGTTAAAGATATGGAATTTCCTGGCTCATTAACAGATCTTCCAATTGTTCTAACTGGAACAGCCTTTCAAGATGACTATGATGGTGATTTTGAATCTGGACGAAGAGTTATTATTTACACACTAGATTTTGATATGAGACTTAGGTTTACTGGTATTCCAACTACTAGTCCTATTATTAAATATGTTGAAACTCATTCATATGATACTCCTAAAGAAGAAGGTCTTCATCCTATTGATGGTGTTAAGGTAGAGTTAGGGGATCCCGATAATGATACACCTGCTGATTTTACCGTTGTAACTACATACGGATTTTTAGCTTAAATAATATTATGAAAAAAGATAAAGACTTTATAATAGCATCTTTGGCATCTAATACACCAAAGGAGATATTATTACCTGCGGTTATACCACCATATATTGGGCCAACCCATGATGATATTACAAAGGATACTGAGGAAGATTATGAATTTGCCAGATCTCACATGAAAAAGCTTATTGATGTATCTGATGAGGCAATAGCGACACTTCATGCTTTATCAACTGATAGTGAACATCCAAGGGCATTTGAGGTATTATCTGGTCTTATTAAAAATTCATCAGATATGAATAATAATCTGATGGCTCTTCAAAGAGATCGTAAGAAACTTACTCAGGATAAACCAAAGGATAGTTCTACTGGTGTTAATATAGAAGGATCTGTGACAAACAATAATTCAATATTTGTTGGTTCAACAATTGAATTACAGAAGTTTTTGAAAGATCAACAAGTTAGTATTGATGTATGATATTTGATAACCAGAAGATTAAAGAGAACGGATATTTAGGTAACCCGAATGTTAAGAAGGATGGAGTAAAAATAGATTTTACAAAAGAGCAGATTACTGAATACGTAAAATGTATGGATGATGCTGCATATTTTATATGCAATTATTGTAAGATAATTCATCTAGATAGAGGTCTTGAATTATTTTCATTACGAGGATATCAAGAAAAGTATATTAAACACATTACTGATAATAAGTTTAATGTGGTATTAGCTCCGCGCCAATCTGGCAAGTGTCAACATATAAATACTATTGTAACCATTCGCAATAAGACGACTGGTTTAATTGAAAAAATAACAGTAGGAGATTTATATGAACGAACTAAAAGAAATTTGCCAGAAAATATCATCTAGTAAACCACGTGAACGACGGCACAACCCATTATATGTAGAAAATATTGATAGAATATTAGAAGTACATGATTTAGTTTTCCCAAATAATAAACATAAAACAACTGGAAGAAAGGTATCTGCAATATTTGCTGAATTATTCAGAGAACATACGGAAGGCGAAGTTGAGTGCCAAGTATGCAAATTATATAAAAGAAACATAATAGTACAACATGTTAATATGGCGCATGGGTTATCTGGTGAAGAATATAAGAGAGTTTATGGTGGTGAACTTGTTTCGGATAGTATAAAAAATAAATTATCAGAAAAGATTAAGGGAGATAAAAACCCAGCATATCAACATGGAGGAAGATTATCGCCATTCTCTCCAAAATTTGTAAAATATCAGGATAAGACAGATGAAGAAATAATAGAATCTATTAAAGGTGTTTGTAATAAAAGTAGTACATCTAATAGAGAAAATGGAAACAATGATACAACTTTAATCTATTGGACTTCTCGTGGCTGCTCAGATGAAGAAGCCAAAAAAGAAATAACAAATCGTCAAATAACATTTTCTCTTGAAAAATGCATTGAGAAGTATGGTGAAGAAGCCGGTAAACAAAAATGGCAAGAGCGACAAGAAAAATGGCAAACAACATTAAATTCTAAGCCAATTGAAGAAATTGAAAGAATTAATCAAGGTAAATCAACGGGAAGAATGAATCAGTTATTTAATAGTGATCCTAGAGTAAAACTTATACCAAGTTTATTATATTATATAAGATTCTATAATATTGAAAATAATATTGAATTTTGGAAAGTTGGTATTACTTCCCATGATTGCGTATCAAAACGATTTGGTTCTACTAGAAAACACAATCTGAAATATGAAGTAATTTCTATCAATGATACTATGACTTTTTATGATGCTTTCAAAGCCGAACAAAAAATCTTGAATAAATACAAAGAATACAGAATTAATATTAATTATAATGGATTCTCTACAACAGAAGCTTTTTCAATTGATGTATTAAATAATCAAATATTATGAATCCTTTATTATCTGATACAGTTGAGAGAAAATTTATAGATACTCTGCCCATAGATGACTATGAAGTTTTAACTGATACCGGTTGGGAGGATCTTACTCATATTAATCTCACTATTCCTTATGATGAATATGAAGTAAAATTAGAAGATGGTAAATCTATAATATGTGCTGATACTCATATTCTTTTTAATGAAGATTTATCTGAAGTATTTGCAAAGGATTGTAATAATACTAAAATCCAAACAATTAACGGATCTGTATTAGTAGAGTCTGTAAAGAAAAATGGAAAACAATCTAATATGTTTGATTTATCGGTTGATTCCGATAATAATAGATATTATACAAATGATATTCTTAGCCATAATAGTGTGACGTCTGTGGCTTGGTTATTATGGTATATATGTTTTAATGCTGATAAACAGGTTGGTATTCTGGCCAATAAAGGTGCCATTTCTCGTGAGATGTTATCTCGCCTGACATTAATGTTGGAGAATCTTCCATTTTGGTTACAGCCAGGCTGTAGAGTCCTTAATAAAGGTTCTATTAAATTTTCAAATAATTCAGAAATTATTGCTGCAGCAACTTCATCATCGAGTATTCGTGGAAAAAGTTTAAACTGTATTTCTGGTGATGCTAAAATATGTATATCAAAAAACAATGATATTTACTATAAAAAAATAGAAGATTATATAAATAATAGTGAACTCATCGAGAAAGAAATGAAATACATAATTTATAAAATCACAAATAATATTAATAGAAAAATTTATGTTGGATACCATTCTACAAAAAATATAGATGATGGTTATATGGGATCTGGTAAATTAATAAAAAGAGCAATAGAAAAATATGGAATAGATTGTTTCTCAAAAGAAATATTATCAATATTTGATACCAAAGAAGAAGCAGAGTCTGAAGAAAAAAGAATTGTTGACCGCGACTTTACTTTAAGAGAAGATACATATAATCTATCCATTGGTGGTAACATTTGTATACTGCATGGAGAAAATAATGGGTTCTATGGTAAAAAGCATACTACTGAATCTCGTAAATTAATATCAGAATCTAATTTAGGAAACCCAAAAGATACTGGCAAACATATATTATATAATGGAGTACTATTTAAAAATCTTCAAGATTCAATTAATGGTATAGATTTTCTTCAAAATATATTAGAATCTGCTGCACGAGTAAAATTGATATATGAATGTGGTAATCCCGATAACCCATCAATTTTTTATGTTAATATAGATGATCAATTAGCAGCAGAAGAGTATTATAAGAAAAGAAAATCATTTGATGATACTAGACCTAATAGAGTTGCTATTTTAGCAGAACAGGTTGGTAATAGATTTCGTGGTATAAAAAGATCTAACGAATTTTGTGAAGCTGTAAGCAAAGGATTAACTGGATTAAAAAAGACCGATGAACATGTGGATAAGATCAATAGGAATCCCGAAAAAATTAAAAAGACTGCAGAAAAACATCGTGGAATGAAAAGATCTGATATCACAAGAAAAAATATGTCAGATGCTTGGAAAAAAGAAGGAAGATGTGCAATGAATAAAGGTAAAAATTATTTTATAAATCCTAATGATAATGCTCAAAAGGGTTATTATTTTCCTAATGATGCACCAGAAGGATGGGTATTAAAAAAGAAAAAAAAATGATTGAAGTATTAACACAAAATGGCTTTAAATCATTTGATGGATTTATAGATCAGGGTATTTCAAATGAATTATTGTCTATCTCTTTAAGTAATAGAGAGATACTTAATTGTACATATGATCATGAAATATTATTAAATGATAATATTTCATTTATTCCAGCTAGATTTTTAGAAATAGGGGATATTGTATACCCAAACATCAAAATTCTTAATATTTCTGATTATAAAACAGAAAGGGTATATGATCTTCTAAACGTTGAGGATACACATTCTTATTTTACAAATGGTATAATTAGTCATAATTGTTTATTTCTTGACGAATTTGCCTTCGTAAATAGGGCTAATGAATTTTACACTGCAACTTACCCTGTTATTACATCAGGTGAAGATACAAAGGTTATTATTACATCAACACCTAATGGAGTTGGTAATATGTTCTATAAGATTTGGGAAGGTGCTACAAACGGAACTAGTGAATTTAAACCATTCCGTATTAGATGGCAAGATGTTCCTGGTAAGGATGAAGCATGGAAACAAAGAACAATATCTAATACATCAGAACTTCAATTCAGGCAAGAATTTGAATGCGCTTGGATCGGTTCCGCGGCAACTCTAATTAGTTCCGATGTTCTTTTGGCATTAACTTCTCGTGAACCTATAAAGATTCAGTATGAGATTAAGTATTATATTGAACCGCAAGAAGGTCATAATTATATAATGACAGTTGATGTATCTAAGGGGCGAGGACAAGATTACTCTACATTCTCTGTATTTGATACAACGGGTGAAACCTTTAAACAGGTATGTACATTCCGTGATAATATGATTTCACCTCTAATATTTCCCGAGTTGATTGTACGTGCTGCAAAGACATATAATGATGCAGTTATTGTTATTGAAAATAATGATGTAGGTCAGGTTGTGTGTAATTCGGTATATTATGATCATGAGTATGATAATACATTTATTCAATCTTCTGCAAAAGCATCTGGTATTGGTGTAACAATGTCAAAACGGGTTAAACGTATTGGATGCTCTAATCTAAAGGATCTCCTTGAACTTGGAAAATTAGAAGTATTTGATGCACCTACTATTATAGAATTAACATCATTCGAGCCAAAAGGTGATAGTTATGCTGCATCAGGAAATAATCATGATGATATGGTAATGAACCTAGTTATGTTTGCATGGTTTATTTCAATTGAGGCATTTGGTAAGATGGATTCAGTTGACTTAAAAGGATTACTATATGCAGATAGAATTAGAGAAATGGAGGAAGATGTTCTTCCGTTTGGTATAATGACGGGCTATGAATCAGCGCCTACTCCATCTATGGAGTTATATGAAAGGGCAAGAGCTGACATGGAAGAGTGGGGAATACTCTAAAAAAGTGTCAAAAATATAAATAGAATAGATTGAATTAATTCCTTATTATGATAGTAACTTATAATTAACAACTGACAAAAACAACACATGGCTAATCTAACATCAGTAGGAGTTCAGGTCACAGAATCTGATCTAATCTCTTACGTTCCACCACAATCAGCTTCAATTGGTGCCTATGTAGGCCACTTTAATTGGGGACCAGCAGACCAACTAATAAACGTAAATTCTGAAAAAACTTTGGCAACTATTTTCGGTGCTCCGAAGAATAATGCGGGTTCAGAACCTAAATTTATTCCATCATATTTGACTGCAGCAAGCTTTCTTCAATACGGTAATTCTTTAAAGGTTGCCCGTGCAGTAAATATTGATGCCCGTAATGCAGCAGGTGTTCAACAATCATATCTATCATCTCCTGGTTCAGGACCGATTACATTTGGTATACTTATTAAAAATAAGGAAGATTTTGATATTCAAAGTCTTGGAATATTTACTACAGAAAATTCTCCAATCTATGCACGTTATCCTGGATTACTTGGTAATAGTTTAGAAGTTCAAATTTATCATTATGATAATACTACTGTCGGTGCTCCAAAATATGTTGCTGACCTTGCTACCGAAGCTAAATTAAATTTTGGTACATTACCAGGCCAAACATATTGGTCACAAGATACTAACGGATCAGGTAATGATGAAATTCATATTATTGTTCGTGATTCTACTGGCTTTATTTCTGGTACAATTGGTGCAATTCTTGAATCATATCAAGGTTTGTCATTACAACCAGGTGCACAAACACTATCAGGTGGTAATAACTATTTTGCAGATGTAATTAATGCTGGCTCTTCTTATCTGTATATTAATGCTGAGGCTGAAGAACAGATTGCATCCTTACCGATTGACGGTACATATGATCTTGGTGATGCAAACTTTATGTTTGAATACGGAACTAATGGTGGTAATGATTCACATAGTATAGGTAATGTAACTGCTACATTAGGTCTCAACTTTTTTGTTGATATTGATAATACTGAAATTAATCTTTTATTCGCAGAATGTTTTGATGGAGATGCTAATATAAATGGATCAAATTTAATTGCGCAAGCATTAGAAAATATTGTTGCCGAGAGACTAGATTTAATGGCATTTGTTTCTGCTCCTATAAATCTATATACTATAACAGCAACGGGCAAAAAGGATGAAGTTCTCAATGGTAGATATAAATCATCTGGAACTCCTTCAAGTTTCCTTGTTTTCGATTCAACTCCAGTGTATGTTTACAATAAGTATACTGACAAATATAATTGGATTCCTGCTTGTGGACATATGGCTGGAATTTGTGCATATACAGATGCCATTTCAGATCCATGGTTCTCACCTGCAGGTCTAAATCGCGGACAACTTCGTGGTGTTACTAAACTTGCATATAATCCAATACAAATAGATCGTGATGAATTATATACTAATAATATTAATCCTATTGTAAGTCTTCCAGGTGAAGGTATTATTCTTTATGGTGATAAGACTGGCCAAATGCGTCCATCATCATTTGACCGTATTAATGTTCGCCGTCTATTCATTGTTATTGAAAAGGCTATCCGTAAGGCAAGTCGTTATCAATTGTTTGAATTAAATGATGAGTTCACACAACGGGCATTCAAAAATACTGTTGATCCATATCTTCGTGATATTCGTTCAAGACGCGGTATTATTGATTATGCTGTTGTTTGTGATTCCACAAATAATACACCAGCAGTTGTTGATTCAAATCGCTTTGTTGCTGATATTTACGTTAAGCCAACTCACTCAATTAACTTTATTACTCTTAACTTTATTGCAACACGTAATACCGTTTCTTTTAATGAAATCTCTGGCTAATCTCTAAAAACTAATATAAATACTTAAAATATATGAGCAATATTTCTAATTTTAAAGGACAATTAACTGGGGGAGGCGCCCGTGCCAATCTATTCAAGGTTAATATGCAATTCCCAACAGGTGTTGTTGCAGATGTCGTTAACCTTGAATATATGGTTAAAGGTGCTTCATTACCAGCAAGTACTGTTGGTGTAATTGAAGTTCCATACCGTGGACGAAAGTTAAAGATTGCAGGTGATCGTACATTTGAAACATGGACAATTACTGTTATTAATGATACTAATATGAGTCTTCGAAATGCATTTGAAGATTGGATGAGTATTATTTCTGCAAATGAGCAAAATATAACTTATGCAAATCCACCTCTATCATATACTCAAAATATGACAGTATCCCAATTGGATCGTTATGCAATTGTTACAAAGACATATGAATTCATTGATGCATTTCCCTTATCTGTTTCAACGATTGATCTTAATTATGAAACAAATGATGCGGTTGAAGAATTTACTGTTGAATTTGCATATCAATACTGGATTAATGGTCCTACACAATAATTGATGATTTTACAATATCCCGCTATTCGCTAATGAATAGCGGGATATATATCTTATATGAAGCTATTCGGATTTGAAATAAGTAAGAAGATTGATAAGACTGCATCCACCTCGGGTGCTATTGAAATCGACAATACTATTAAGTCATTTGCTATACCATCGCAAAATGACGGTTCTATGTTATTGCCTGCAGCATCTGCTGCTGGATACTATGGACAAATCCTAGATATTGATGGTACATCTTTCGTTAATGAAAAGGATCTAATCCTTAAATATCGGGCTGCTGCTGGACAACCCGAATGTGATAATGCTATTGCAGATATTACAAATGCAGCAATTGTTTCCGACTCCAAGGGAGCACCTATTAAACTAGATCTTGACAGTGTTGAATTAACAGACAAAATTAAAGATCGTATTTTCGATGAGTTTTCAACCATTCTAGAACTCCTAGACTTTAACTATACTGGATATGATATTTTCCGTAGATGGTATATTGATGGAAAAATCTATTTCCATCTTCAAGTAGATTCAGCAAAACCTAAAGAAGGTATTAAGGGTATTATTCAAATTGATCCTCTTAAGATTAAGAAGATTAAAGAAGTTACAACTTCAATTGATCAGGTTACAGGCATTAAGACCAATCATATTACAGCCGAATACTTTTTGTATTCCGACGATTTTACAAATACAATGAGTGGTGTTAGGATTGACCCTAATGCTATTGTTTATATTCCATCAGGTGTTCTTGATGAATCTGGTAAGGTTGCTATTTCATATCTTCATAAGTCGGTTAAGTTAGTTAATCAACTTAGAATGATGGAAGATGCATTGGTAATTTACCGTGTATCACGTGCGCCTGAACGTCGTATTTTCTATATTGATATTGGTAACCTTCCAAAAGGTAAAGCTGAAGAATATGTTCAGGGTATTATGGCAAAGTATAGAAATAAACTTGTCTATGATGTAAACTCTGGTGAAATTAGAGATGATCGTAAGAGCATGTCAATGTTAGAAGATTTTTGGCTTCCTCGTCGTGAAGGCGGAAGAGGTACTGAAATCACAACACTACCAGGAGGGTGTTTGGCTATGGATACCAAAGTATCCTTATTGGATGGAAGAGATCTTTCGATTCTTGATATTGAATTAGAAATGAAAGAAGGTAAACAACTCTGGACATATTCATGTGATGAATTTACAGGTGAAATAAAACCTGGATTAATATCATGGGCCGGTCAAACTCAAACAAATGCAAAGGTAATGAAAATTACTCTTGATAATGGAGAATCATTAATTTGTACGCCTGATCACAAATTCCCTGTATATGGTCAGGGTTTTGTTGCTGCTGAGGATTTATCTGTTAATTCTAGTATGATTCCCCTATACCGTGATAAGAAAAATATTGCTGAATATAAAAAATTAGATTATGAACAATATTTTGATAACTCTGATAAAAAGTGGAAATATACCCATAGATTAGTTGGAAAATTAGGAAAACCATTTATATCTGATTATGTATATGATGAATCATTAGAGGAAGAGATAAAGCAAATAAATCATCATATTGATTTTAATAGGTTTAACAATAGTCCTAATAATATTTGTAAAATGTCTTGGAATGATCATTCAAAATTACATGCTGATTTTGGATTTTCTAAAGAAGCAGCAGCTCTTGGATGTATTGCTGCTAAAGCTAGACTTGAAAGAATTAAGAATGAAGATCCTGAATTATACAAAGAAATTTGTTTAGAGATTGGAAACCGTACCAAACAAATGTGGTTTGATTATTCCAATGAAGAATATACTGATCATTGTAATAAAATAAGTGAAGGACATAAAAAATACCATTCTAGTTTAACTGATGAAGAAAAACAAATTCGTATAGATCGTTATAAAGAATGTTTATATAAAGGAACATTATCATTACAAGAAAAATTAAAGGATCCTATATTTAATGCTAACTTTAGACAAAAACAACGTGATGGCTGGTCTGATGAGGCTAAAGCTTTAGCATCAGATAGAGCAAAAATAAATAATGTTATTTCTTGGAATGATCCTATTAAAGGTGTTATTCGTAAAGAAAATCATACTATAAATCAAAAACTTTCATTTGATAATTTTATATTGTGTAATATCATTGATCTTATTACAGGAAAAACTTCTCATCAAGTTTCTTTATCTGATGTAGTGGAATTAATGAATTCAAATGATGAATGCAGATTAAGATTATCTGAATTAAATCAAAATAAGAATGTGCCTAATTGGAATATTTCTATCGGATTTACAGCGACAATAATAGTAAAATGTGTAAAACAATTTGGTTATGTAGATTGGGCAGATTTTAGAAAAAAAGAATCGGTTCATAATCATAGAATTGTAAAAATTGAATATTTAGATTATACAATTCCTGTTGGAACTCTTACTATTGATCACGATGAATTAATTCATAATCATCATACATTTGCATTATCCTGTGGTATCTTTACTAAGAATTCGAATCTTTCGGAAATCGAAGATATTCTCTTCTTCCAAAAGAAGTTATATCGTTCTTTGAATGTTCCATCTGATCGACTTGCATCAGATTCTAATTTTTCCATTGGAAGAGCATCTGAAATTTCCCGAGAAGAAGTTAAATTCCAAAAGTTTATTTCACGACTTCGTAAGAAGTTCTCCATGATGTTCTCGGATATGCTTCGCGTTCAGTGTATCCTAAAGGGTATTATTACTCTTGAAGATTGGCCGACTATTCGTGAAGGAATGGGTATCGACTTTATTGAGGATAACTTCTATTCCGAACTAAAGGACTTTGAAATTTTACAATCTCGTATAGGAATGCTTGATACAATCTCAAGCCATATTGGAACATACTATTCAGAATATTGGGTCAGATCTAATATTCTTAATATGTCTGAAAATGATATGGAAAAAATGAAGTTACAGATTGATGAAGAAGCACTAGAAAAGAAAGCATCTGAAATGGGAGATGATACTTCATCAAGTGATGAAGAAGATACGGGTGAA